AGTCAGGCGAGCCGAGTAGTTCGCGTTCGAGTTCGTCCAAGCGTTGTTCGAGTTCGCATACGCGAGACCGCAATTCGAAGCGTTGTTCGAGTTACCGCCGAACAGCCACAGCTCAAATACCGTTTTGCCTACCATCGGAGAAAATGGGTTTTGAAGTTCAATCCAGCCGAAGCCGGACGTTGTTTTACATTTTATTTACTATTCTCAATTTTGCTCAAAGACCGCGCCTTTTCAAGGCGCGAAGGTGCTATGCCGCCAATGCTTTGAACTGGGTTGCACTTACCTTGTTAAGGCTACCATAGTAAGCAAGGCGAGCCGAGCAGGACGCGAGCGAGGCCGTCCAAGCGTGGTACGAGGCCGCATACGCGAGACCGCAATTCGAAGCGTAGTTCGAGTTACCGCCGAACAGCCACAGCTGTCCTGCTGCATCATACCAAAAGTTATCACCATAGCTGACACCCGAGAGGGATTGCTTAGGTATCATATAGACACCCTGTCCGTTCTCGGAGGCTATGATATTCATGCCCCATACGGCTGTTGTCGGACGAGTAAGGAGAACATGCTCTATACCCTCGAATGTCTCTGCCGTTGGAGCAGACGCAGGAACGATGTTGCTTCTCCAGCAGTACACGTCCGTACCGACTGAGCAGAGACCGCCCATCATTTCCCAGTATTGGCCCCATGGGTTCTCGAAGCCAGCGACATTTACGCCATGTGCCGTATTGCCGTTGGGGAGGGTTACGGCCATCTTGCCGTCATTGTCACCGAGGGACAGGGTATGTCCCGTCTTGACGTTCTTCTGATTGGCGAAGCCGTTGTTTCCGGCCGACTCACCGCTGGCAAGACCTTCAGTACCATCGAGGCCGACACCCCAAATCAGAGTGTTGTCCTGCCCCTTGCAGTTCTGACAATCACGATAGGCATACTTGCTCATCATGTGGAACAGCAGGTAGTTACGGAAGTCGAGGTTGGCAAGGCCGTGGTTCTTCGAGCGGAGCTGTGCGCTCTCCCAAAAGCTGTGCACCGTCTTCGTGTTGGCAGGCACCATGCCCGGCAGCGAGCGCATCTTGTTCGACACCAGCGAAGCCTTGAACTTTGCCACGACCTGCTGAGGAATGATGTAACCGCCTGGCAGCGGAACGAGGCTCAGCCAAAGTCGGAGGATGGTGGTGGCTCCTACCGTCACCGTCTGAACACGTCCGTAGGTGAGAGGGATAATCTTCATGAAGTCGCCATGGGCAAACTCCGAGACGATCGTGCCGTCTGAGTTAAGCAGGTAGTCACCCTCTGCCGTATAGCGGCAGTCGTTGCGGTTCAGCTCGCAGTAGTTGCCGTGCTCATCCATGAGGATGCTGACGGCAGCGTTCTCCCACAGGGTACGCATGTTCTCATTACCGCCAGTATCGACACGGGTGGAACCGAGCGAGCTGGCCTTGTTCACGTCGATGTAGAACGCAAGTTCGTTCAACACCTCCTCATCGTTCTCGTTGAGGGCATTGCGGAAGTTGTCAAGAGTAATCTGCCCGACCTGTCCGCCAAAGTTACCGAAGATGCTGTTCGAGCCAGACATCTGAGTAACAAAATCTTTTTCTGTTAGTTTCTTTGACATAGGATTTGAATTTAGAAGTTAGCTGTCACTTGCACGTCGCAATCGGAGTAGTATGCACCCTCACCGCTGCCTACAAGGCAATGTTGTGGTGTCACTGTCACCGTCGAGCTCGAGCCTGTGTATTTCAACTCACCGATGGCATTGAAGACCTGCCATTCATAAGAGACCGCCCCTGCGTATGGCGAGCCGTTGCGAGTAACCGAGAGGGTGTACGTCGCATTGTGGTTCGGGCCTACATAGTTGCTCCCTGCATCCGTAGGAGTGTACTGCACCTGGTACTCGTCAGCGATGTCGTTGATACGCTGTGAGTCCTGCGCAACAGCATTGCCGTTGAGGAACAGCTTGGCGATGAAGATGCTGCCACCTTCCACCATGGCCCTCGTCACCGTCAACGTGCTTGCCGTCTGACCGACTATTTCCACACCATCTTGATACCACTTGATGGCATAGCCGTTGGAGCCGATGGTCACCGGCTCCGTGCCATACATTCCGACTGCTGTCAGCAGGGCCGTGGTGTTGGTGTCGTCCAACTCGACCCTGTTGGCGGTAATCTGAAGGATATGGCTGTCCGAGCCGGCAGTCTGAACGAGGACGTCGATGTTGCCCTGCACCTTGTCGGTCATGGCATTGCAGACGTAGTTCACCTCGTATGAAATCTGCTTGTTGGCCACCTCCGTCTTCGAGGCGAGGTTGCCTATCACCTTCAGCTCATAGTAGGCTCCGTTGATACGTGCCTGGAACCTGCTGTCGTTGGTTGCCGTAACCCAAGTCGAGCCGTTCAGAGTGAAGATGAGCGTCGTGCCGTTGTAGGCCCATGTGACACCCGTAATCTCCGCAGGGTAGCCAGCGGACGAGCGCACTCCCAGCTGAATGATGGGCTGTGCGTTCAGCACCGCAGTCTCGGCAGCACCGCTCTTGCCAGTAGCATCCCAGTCGGGTGATACCACACCGCTGTTGGGGTCAACGACTTGGAACAGGGCTGCACCGTCACCGTTGCGGTTGATGATGTTGCGTGTCACGACTACCTGGTCTCCGTTTCTGAGGAAGCGGACGGAGAAAGCCGCGCCAGTTCTACTCATTTCTTGTACTTCTTTAGTTCGTTAATAACTTCGCCCTGCGTCATGACGACACCGCCCAGCGTTGCTGCCGCCAGTTCTATGTCCTCATTGACAAGGCGCAATTCATTCTCGTTGACAACCATCTTCTGCCCGTCGTCCACGAGCAGATGGAGGTGTGGGAGCAAGCCTTTCTGCTCTCCACGCTTTGTATTGATGATGGAATAAAGCATATCGTCAGTCAATTAGAAATTCTCCGTTCTCGTCCGTCATTACAACATTGGCCTCATCGAGGCACAGCTCCCTTGCTGGGTGCGCGTCTGCCTCAAACCAGTAGTCGAAGAAGCTGTCGTTCTTGGTCACTCCGATGCCGAGGTCCTTGACCTCCGCAATCATGTCGTGGCCGCGCTGCCATTCCTTCTCTGCTGCGTACCGCCACGTGCCGTTGTCGTTGTACTGCGCCTGCGTGAACCATTTCAGCAGGTAGTACAGCTCGGGGTACTCAACCATCCTGTCTTCGAGGTTGACCAAAGCCGTGTTCTCATAGACCTTCTGAGAGGCTGCTATGTCTGCCCCTCTGAGGCCCTGTCCGCTGACAGGCATGGAGGTCTCTGTATGCAGGCCGATGGTGGCTCTCGTCATGACCTGGCCGTTCTGAAGGAACTGGACCTCGTACTCTCCCTTGGCGATCATCCGCATGTCGAACTTGATGGTGGGATAGGTTGCCAGCATCAGTTCGGGCGATGCTTCGCTGTTAGGAACGAGAGCCGTGGACTGGCCGAGCTTCACCACGCGCATGGTGGTTCCTGCATGCAATGCCGTAATCTCGGTCGTTCCGCTGGTCAGAATGACGTTGACCTCCTGCTCGAAGCACTTGCCGTCGATATAGTCAGCGCGTGTGCCTTGAACGGCAATGCCACGGGCTACCTTGTAGTCGTACAGCAGCAGGTTATCAAAGAGGGGGTCATAGACGATGCTTGGCTTGTCAACCGAGCATGAGAGGGTATCTGCGCCCTTGTCGGTGCAGGAGAGAGCCATATCGTCACTCTCAACCGAATAGGCGATGCCTGTTCGCCAGTCGAGGAACTTGGCTCTGAAATGCAGCACCGCCTTGCTGGACGCAGGGAGGTTCTTCTTGACCCTCAGCAAGCCTCTTGTGTCGCTCTCCGAGGTGTCAATCTCATAGTCCGTGCCTGCAGTCCACTTGTCAGCGATGGGTTCCTCATCGACAAGCCACTCGATGGTGTCGAGGGAGAGGAAAGCGTTGGCTGGGCCGTGCTGGAAGATGTTGTCGGGGTCGATAGCCCTCACATCGGGGAATATCATCGTCGGTGTCAATGTCCTGTCCGGCTCATAGGACGGAGTGGAACCGAGGGTATTCACGCTCTGTGCGGCAGGCGACATCGGTGTGAGGCACACCAAATGGCAACTGGTGGTCAGCGGCTCGAACTTGACGCGAGTATGCGTTCTCTGTGATGCAAATGTATTCTCGTTCATATCTTAACTGAAATAGGTTGCTGTCGCGGCCTTGGCAGTCACATTGGCGGCTTCATCGCTTGCAGTCACGTTGAACGTGGCCACCAGCTTGTGGATGCCGTCAATACCGAGGTCGCTGAAACTGATTTGGAATGGGTTGCCGACATTCGTGTGCTGAGCGTTCCACAGAGCGTCGGAAGCCGCGTCACCTGTGTTCCTCGTGACCGATATGAGGGTGAACCTTTCCGTCACGTCTTCGCCATATCCGTTCAGCACGTACACTGTCACATCTTCCGTCTCGCTGGGGGCAAGGGAGCCTCCGAGGGACTGCTCGACATAGCAGCGGTACGAAATCCTCTCGAACTGGTCTATCTGTCCGAAGATGTAGGCATTGCCGAATACCTGGCCGTAGCCATGGAAATGCTTCGTGTACGGATTCCCTTGGCTGTCGATGGCCGGCATGGAGAAGCCTTCGAGGTGGCCGTGTATCTCGTAGTAGTTGGCAGGCTGGAACTCCCATGTGCTGACACCAGTCAGCGAGACGGAATACTCCGTCGTCGTATAGGTGAAAGCCTGTCTCTCCGTGTTCGAGATATTACCGCGACCTGCGAAGTGCATCCCCACGAACGGATGGAAGCCATTGCCACCTTCTGCCTGACCGCGAAGCATGTAGGTGAAATTCTCGTTGTGAGCACCACTGACTCCCGTAATCTGAAAGTACACCGTCTTAAATCCGGCAAACGTGAAGTTGCCGATACAATCATCGCTGTTGGCATTGGCATTTCCGCTCTCGTCATGCCAAATACCCATGCACAGGTCGCCAACCGCAATGGCGCCTATCTCTCCTTCGTCCAGCTTCAGCGTTCCCGAGCCCGTCTCTGCTCCCGTCACATCTGGAGTGATGGTCTCGATGATACCGCCTCCGAAGGTGTCCCAGCGAATACCGATGTAGATAGTGACCTTGTTGTACCGCAGTTCCGGCACCTCCAGCCACTCCCACAGCTTCAGTGAGCGCAATTCGCCATTGCCCTGTCCGTCAATCTTTCCTCCTATGCCCACCAAACCTGGCACGAAGGATTCTCCGAACTGAGCACCCTGCTCATGAACCGACTTCTGCTTGTGAGTTATCTGTCCGTAGGCTGTATCAGCCCTGTCACGTCTGAGGAATTGCTTGTCTGAGCGTGCAGCAGAATAAACGTTGCTGTCGCTCGACGGGGTTGTGCTTGTGGTGGTGATGATATAGACACCGCTGCCTCCATTGCCGCCACCCGAGTAGCTGACTCCGTTGAAGGTCAGAGAGTCAATCTGCTCCTGCACACTCTTGGCGCGTGAGTAGGCAGGAGCCTCACCGACGATGTACACTGGGTTGTCATAGATGAAGTCCAGCTTGACCTCATAGCCTATCACCCTTGAGCTGCGTCCGTTGGCGAAGTAGGTGGGGTTGATGAGCCTTACTGGCTGGCCCATCGTATAGGTCTTAAGATTGTCCGTTTCCATCTTCCCGGCATACCAGTCCGACTTCATCGTGCAGTTGTACGTGTTCGGATCAATCTTCATGTCCTGCAGCTTTGCGAGGACAGCCTGGTACAGCTCTTCCTCCGCTGCATCGACAAGCCCAGTATCGCCAATCTTCGTGCTGTCCCATCCGTACAGGACGAACTCATCGTCCTTGGATGGATGGAGGTCCTCATCGGGAAGGGGACGGCCGTAGTCCTCGTTCAGAACGACCTCGTAGTATTTCTTCTCATCGTTGTACTGGCACTCGAAGTCCATGCCGTTCATGGCACCCGACTGGAACAGGATATGCAGCGTCTCGCCCTCCAAGATGTAGTCGGATGAGAAGTTGAAGCCGCTGCCGTCATAGAGGCGGTAGAACGTGCGCATCACCTCCTCTCCAGTATCTTCGTCCGTCTGAGTGTCGGTATAGGTCTCTACCTTGCTGACCACGCATTTCGTGCGAGGATAGATGTCCTCATCGACGACGATGGCCTCAATGGCCTCCGTCTCGCTTGCGATGTTCGCGTCCTGCACATAGCCGTAGGGGCAGCGTGTCAAGGGGAGCATGAGGCGCTTTTGGATAACTCCGTTCACCGTCACGTCGGCAGACTCGTTCTTCCTGTAATCGGGAGGGAGGTTCCTCTGAGAGCCAAAGGCAATGATACGTGTGGCATACTCGTTCTTGCTCTGAGAGCCCGACATTTCCTCCACGTTCTCATCCAGCTCAAAGTCAATCTCCTCTCCGTCAATCTTGCACTTGCCGAAGAATATGGTATTGGCCTCCACCCACCATTCGCACTCGAAAATCTTGGCGAGGTCGTTCAAAGCGGAAATGAAGTCCGTGTTCTGATACTGCTTGTGCTTAGCCGTGTTCACCTTGTCGGCAGGGAAGTTCTTCAGCTCGTAGCGGAAGTTCGTCACTCCGTTGTACTTGAAGTTCGCATCCTTCTGACCGAGAGCGTTGATGCCCTTCACGATAACGTCAAGGTGCACACCGATAGCTGCCGTGAGGTTGAAAGAGGTCTCGCTTGCATTGGCTGCAGGGATATAGCGGACTTTCTTGTTCTTCCACTTCATGTAGTACGCATCCAACTGGAGAGTGTAGTCGTAGCCGGCCGTCTCGCTGTTGTACTTCGGTGAGTATGGCTCTGTCAGCTCAAACCTGCCGAAATCGGCCAGTTCCACATAGTCACCGAGGCGAAGATAGACTGGCTCGGCAAGGCTGAACACGAACTTGGCATAGTGGTCTGCCATCAGTTCACGATGAACCAATGCCCCCTCCGGCACCTCGTCAAAGGCAAGGATGGTCGTTCCTCCGAGTCTCTTAATCTCTATCATGGCTTACTCGTTGCTTATGGCCCTGTCGGTAGGGTCGGGTTCTGACACTTTCAATGAGAACACCGCCATTTCACGGATGAACTGACGGAACTGAGTGCAGCTGAGGTACACCAGGCGATATACCACGTCCGGCTGGAACTTTGTCTTCAACTCGAACTTGCCCTTCGACAATACCTCTTCGCAGAACAGGTTGTACTTCGTGAAGAACTCCGTCTTATTCTTGGCTATCAAGTGGAAAGGCAGGGTTATCTCACGATCATCATACTTCGGTACCTTGGCTATCACGGTCTTGCCGTGCTTCAGCCGGCTCCGGCTCTCGATGAACTCCTTCATGGGTGGAGGTGTCATGAGGGCCGAGAGCGCACCATCTTCAAGGTTGATGCCGTAACGCTCGAAAGCGTCAGCGTTGTTTATCGTTACGTCTCCAAACATGGCTTACTTCGTATTAGTTGTTATGTCGTCGAGCTTCGTGGCGAAGTCGAGGTAAATCTTCTTGCTGTACTTGGCAATGTCTTCGAGGTAGGAGTTGCCAGTTATCATCATGTTCCGTATCTCCTGCAGATAGGTGTTGCTGCTTGTCTGCGTCTGCGTGATAAGCTGCATCTGAGCGAAGATGGAGATTACGTTGGCTGCTATGCTCTCGCCTGCTATCTGCAAGGCCGTTAAGCGTCCGTTCAGCTCTTCACCCGTGTCCTGGCCCATAGCTTGGAAGCCCTTGCTGCTGGCCTCCTGCTTGTAGTCACCGCCATTCCATCCGAACACATCTTTCAGCGTGTCCCTCATAGCGAGTGCGCTGTCAGACATGCTGCTCCAGCTTTGGAACGACTCGCTGCGGCCAGTGGTCGGGTCGTAGTAGGTTCCGCCAGTCTCACGGAGCTGCCGCATTTCGGCTTCGGAAATACCTCCGTCTGACATGAACGAGCCGAATGCCTTGTACCATTTCTCCAGCAACGGCTTGTACTGCTCCGAGACAAGGGAGTTGATGATGGCCTGCTGCATGTAATTCTCGAAGCTCTCAGCGAAGGTCTCTGCATCCGAGTCCATATCCATGAGGGCACTGGCGAACTCATTCTGAATGCTGTCGAAGGAAACGCTTGTCAGCTTCTCCATGTAGGCATTCTCCAGTTCCTCGCGCTGGCGGGCATAGTCGATGTACGTGTCCATGAACT